TCCAGAAGTGGCTGAAGTTAGACCAATGCTGACAATTACAACAAGTATGCATAGCGATCACACCCTCGGTAATTTTCATCAACTAAAATCAGCCGTTCTTCCTGTTTTGGCAGGCGGTTTGCGAGTATCTAACGAATCAGCCGTAATTCCCGTTGATTCAGCCAGCCTCTGTACATAATCACCATACCCAAGAGAGTATGCCGCTGATTGAACCAGCTTAAACCTACGCTCCTTAACTTCCAAGTTCTCCCTTTCTTTTTCTTGGTCGCTGGCTGTTACCCTAAACTTGCGAATGTCTGACGAGTGTATCCGTCCACCTGTTTTTGGCATGGCGATCGCTCTTTTACAATTCTTCCCACTCTTGATCCTGCCCCTCATCCCCAGTGTCAACGCAGTCGTCACACCCTAAGCAGTCTTCACCGTCTAAACCGCAGACACATAAATCGCCCCCGCAGTAGCAAATGATAAAGCGAGAGCCTTCACAACGAGGGTTAAGGTAGTGATTAAGCAAGCTGACAGTGTACGGCACAGCGATCGCTTTCTCACTCCTTACGCTCAGTAAGCTTGTAGACAATGGGGACGCAGCTACCACTATCAGCCTCGTATCTTTCTAGATACATGGCGGCAAGCTGAGTGTTGTTTCTCGCGGCTCCAAGGTATTGCGCTGATGTACCAGTCAAAGAGTTACGAGTATTATCTAAGCTAGTGTCGATGGCTTGCACAATCTCAGTTAGGCTGTGCCCAGCTTTCTGCATTTCTTCGAGATAGTCTTGGATAGATTTAGTCGTCATTTTTAATCAAATATTGAACTAGCCAATCGCTCTCTTACCATTTTAGGCACTTCCCCCCATCCTTCACTCTCCAAGTCCCGCAGCGAGTCAGGCAATGATAACCCGTTCCACTTACTGGGGTTAGAAACCGATGAAACATCGTCAATGCCCTTAACATTCGCCTCACCACCCAACCCTTGCGCCGAATTGTACACGCTCACATAGGCAGGGGGGAAGATTATTCTGTACAGCCAGCGCTCTTTGGGTATGCCTGCCAGTGCCAGAGACAAGTTGAACAGATGCCGCAGTCCTGAATCGTAGCCAGGTTGTCCTAGTCCGGTGAAGTCGTTTCTGATGGAGTTAATCAGCCTTGCAAACGCCATTGCGGGTTGTTCGCCTATCTCTTGCGCCCCTGTTGTTTCTCTGCCAGATAGGTAAGGCGGGACTGAAGATTGGTCGAGGATGCGATCGCTCCTCAATTCAAAGTACCGAATCAGTCCGTCGATGTTGGGGGTTGATGTGTATGCCGGACGAATTACGATACCTGCCGGAGGATAATAAGCACTTATTGCACCAGAACCTTGCTGCTCCTCTATTGATCGCTTGTAAGCAGCCACGTCTTCATTGTTATACTCCTCTGTTGGTATTTCATGAATCAGGGGATTCACCCCAACGGCGTTCGCACCTTTGGCTAAATCTTGGTCAGCTAGGCACAACAGACGCCAATCTTCTAATGAGTGACTGAACATAGGAGTTCCATACAAGTTCCCCCACTGTCTAGCGAATCTCCAATGAATGCAAGTTAGAGGATGAAAATTAATCGCTCTGCTTTCATCTGTCGTCTCCCACCTTTGCTGAAAGCCAAGTAAACGACCCTGCCTATCCTCAATCCTAAACATCTCATACGTAGGAAGTTCTACAAGAGCATCAATGCTTGCAGTTCGAGGATTAATGCCAATCCCCATGAAACAATCGCCATGCTCAAGCATTTCTCTGGTAACGGGCTTGAGCCGACTACGACCTAATAGCCTCTCCTGAACATCCATCAGTACGTCATAGACTTGGGAGTCAATCGGGGTAGCGTCATCGTCCAAGGTAGGACTGATAGAGAATCCGTTCTCCCCTTCGTGAGAACCCCAAATTCCATCCTGAATCCTGCTCACGCATAGTTTGATTTCAGGTGACTTGGCTACCATATCGACAATCGGGATGTTTCGTTCTGGGTCGCGAATCACCCATCCGTACAACTCCTGATCATAGTTTCGCCCGTCTAAGGAGAGGTCGCGGTCAATACTGACTGTGTTGTAGAGTCCCGTGAGCGGTCGCTTGCTGCCCTCTGTGACTGTGCGCCGGAATTGGTTGAGAGTGCGCCAGATTTGGTCTACGAGTCGAGGGCGTCCGGTTGAGGGGGTCAGTGGCGATCGCATATAGTCAGAATTTATTTTTCATTATCCCTGTTCTAAGAGATAATATAGGCGCAACTGGTGAGTGTAATCACCGCTCACCAGTCACTTGCCACCAACCTAGTACTGATAGGAAAGCGACCAATCATGAATAATAACACCGATGTGTTGCGCGTCGAAGAAAACGGCATTGAGCTTTTTACTATTGTCGCCACTGGAGAAAGTGGGATGAGTCAGAGAGGATTAGCACGAGCCTGCGGAAAATCCCACACAGCCATCCAAAAGCTAGAAAAAACAGTGGCAACCGCAGAGCCACCAAAAAGGCTGAAGCGCTTTATAGGTAAACAACTGAGACTGGCAACCGGACTGCCAGGTAGCCCAATTGTTTACCGAGCCGACTTTTGCTCTGCTGTTATCAAGCATTACGCTTACTTGGGTTCTGAAACAGCCCAAGACATTGACGAAGCCACTGGCGAAATTGGTTTAAATTCTTACATCCAAGCCAAAACAGGGTGGCTACCAAATGAGTATCAGTCCTCGCAAGAGTCCCGCAACATTCTAGACCTGCTTATACTTGCCCATGCAGAAAAGCGGTCAATTCATTTTGACGAAGAATGGCAAAAAGAAGCGTGTCGGGTAACGACCTATCAGTGGGACGGAATGCCAATGGCTAAGTTTATTCGGCGTTCTGTTTACGACCTCTTTCCTCGCGCACTGGTTAAGAAGTTGGAGGATGTTAACCCCTATGCAAATAGTAAGCGACGGGAAAACAAACACTATCAGCATTTTGAGAAAAACCTAGACGAAAATGTTCTCAAGCAACATATTCGGGACGTGCTAAATATCCTAAAGTTAGCAACGTCTCTGAAGCATTTCTGGCAGCTGATGAGTGATCGATTTGGAGATGGCATCCAACTGGACTTAGATCTATGAGCAAAAGATGGTCAAACAAAAAGCGTTACGCAAACTTTGATTGGCAGATGGATGGCAAGCGTTTTTCCAGTAGCGTCTGTCCACGAGTTACAGTGAATCAGTTCATTTCAGACACAGCCAAAGACTACAGCGCCTTACCTGCGAACATCAAAGTCACATCAGCGACGAATTAATCAGTCGAATAATCAACAAAACCGACCGGAGTCTCCGGTCGGTTTTCTGCTTTGCCTTGGTAAACTCAAGAAAAACCCCATGCTCATATACCCCTCTGACCCAAAACCCAACCGCATCAATCCCGTCACCACTGCGCCATACAAAGGCAGTCGATCTGAATTTAGGGATGGCAATACTCAGAATATTCGGACTCAATTTGTCTCAACAGGACAGACAATCACGCTGGAGTATCAGGCAGTCACTAAGGCGGCATTAACTAACGTATGGAATTTCTGGGACTTAGCAGGTGGGATGTACGGGCAATCATTCCTGCTAACTGACAGCCTGTTTTATCACCCTACTGAAGTGGTGGCTAGGATAGTCAATACATTCAGTACTTACTGGCGATTTAACCAAGAGCAACTGTCGGTTGAAGTAGTTGTTTCCAGTCCAGAACAGATAATCAGGATACCAGGGAGGGAAGACATTGTTTCACCTGGGTGTGGGATATATAACTTAAATGTAGAGTTGAAGAGTGCGATCGCATGACAGACGCGCAATGGAATTCTCACCACTGGGAAACCGAAGGGAAGCCAGACGGAGGTCAAAGCTACGGAATCGGTTGGTGTATTGCTTGGCAGAGGGGTTCGCTTCAAGAGCAGGGTCGGAACGGTGCGTTTTTGATTGAAATCTTAGAGGCGTGTTTGGATGAGCTTGAACACAAACACAAAAGCTTTCCCTGCCCTGAAAACGAGGAGGCTCTTGCAGCACTTCAAGAATGCTTGAACTTGCTAAGGGCAAGGATTGATAGAAGACGGAACACTGGAACTTACGGAACGCATATCCCAGATAATCAGCAGGAAATAATTCTGTGAAAATTAACAGGCTAAAGCTTAGAGATTTATTTGTTTATCACCCCACAGCAGAAGAAGACACTCGCAACAAATACAATGTTATCAACACTGCGTCAGAAAACTTTGCAATCGCACTATCTGAAGTAATTGACGACCCCGCAGAGTTGACAACACTCCTCCGAAAGATACAAGAGGTAAGAATGTTAGCCAATCACGCAGTAACACTAAAGTCTATTGGTGGCAGCTACCGAGGAATTTACGACACCCAGGACAAATCATGACAGCGAAAAAGGAGCGATCGCATGAAAAAGCATAAAGTCTATCGCGCAAAAAAAAGATGGTCACCTCTTAACGATCTTCTTGTAGCTTTAAGACATAGAATGAGTCGCATGACTCAGGAAGAAATTGAAGAGTTTGGAGAGGGATACAAGAATTCCTCCACTGAAGTTAGTCAGCGAAAATTCTATCCAGTTACTGTTCCGTCATACTTTTTTTCAGGACTCCCGGAAGAAAGACCAAAGAGACAAAAACGCAAGAAAAGCCGAAGACGTTGGAACTGGAGGCGCAAATAGATGCCACCTCAATCCTATGATCTAGCCAACATTAGCATCGGATTACTCGCCCAACTCCAACTTAAGACAGGCGAGATATTCCACTACCAAAACTTCAACCCAGAATCAATTACCTGGCAAGGCGATGGAAAAACCTACGAGTATCTCCCAATGGGCGAGTTCACGCCACCACCTCGTTCGTTGGAGGCGAACTCCCAAAATTCAACACTGGAGTTACCGAATGAGAAAAGCTTTCGGCAGTTCATTGAGGATAACAACGGACTGAGGCGAAGTCTGTTGAATATCCAACTAGTCTATCTGCCATACGTTCCGGGCGACGCTCCGCAGATATGGCGTTTTCAGCTATCAGATGACCCAATTCAATATGATGGTGCTTCGATTCGGGTGAATATGCAAAGCCCCCTGTCCATCACTGGCAGGGGGGCAATACCGTCAGTACACTGGCGTACAGGTAACGGCAGCGGTAATCCCGACTTGCCGGGACTGGTTCAGGTTCCACGTAGTTCATCTGGATTGAGGTTATCGTGATTCCCATCCCACACACACTTGTCACTAACCAACCATTCCGAGAGCAGCCAGTCGTCGGTAAACTTAACCTGACTTTGCCAGACAAACCTTACCAGTGGAGGGAATGGGATTGCTTCGCCCTAGCCAACTGGCTGCGATCGCAAACCAACCTCTACCCCCTGCCATGTCTCGAATGGCTGTATCGGCACTACACAGAAGACACACTCCCTCACACCATAGTCAGCCAGATATTGCGACACTACGCAGCTAGACGGACTGATGGCTTGAATCAGACGGATTTGGTGGTACTGAGGTTTGGGGGAAATCCAGAAGGATTGGGGACTGTGGTTAATGGTGGTGTGGTGTTTATGTCGTTTGAGCGGGGTGCGGTGTGGATACCATTACCAGAAATACAGAGCAGAATTGGGGGAGTTTGGGTGTATTAATGAACGAATCACTACCAGAGTTTACAGAGCAGGGTGAACCAATACCAGAGCATCTTCGTGCTGGTTACAACTACTTGATGAAATATTTAGACGGCGCTAATCTGGATGGTCAGTCTGCGTCAGATAGTGTGACTACTTTATTAGTTGAAATGGGACTACTAGAAGGAAAATTTTTGCGACCAACAGATGAAGAGTCGTTACCCTAGAATAAAAAAAGATAATGTGCATTTCTGACAAGAAAACCCCCGCAGCTTATCTCTCTATCGGCTACGGGGGTTTTACTTTTGTGGCAACAGCTAAAACTAATCCACCAAACTCACCAACATAGCCTCACCAGCTGCTGGCAACACAGCGCAACTCAGTTGGTCACTCAGCACCGCCTCAGCCTCTTGCAGGCTGGCAGCAATCAGCAAAAAGCATCCATCCCCACCGGGGAAATCTAACGCCCTACCCTTAGCTGGCAAATACCGCAGTCCTAACTTAATCAGCTTCCGTTCACACTCCTCAACCAGTACCCAGTCGCCACACTTGGGCTTGCTACGAGGATAGAGGGGAGTGAAGCCGATTAGCTGGCTGATGCCAAGTGCCTGCATTGCCGCCTGAACTAGGGGCGATGTCTTGCCAGGGGGGTTAGTGCTACATCCAAGCCTAGCAGTGCCTTGGGTGTCCAGAATGTAGTCGAGAGATGGTTAAGTAGTTCGGGAATGCCAATCTCCTGAATCAGTCGCGTGTGGTTGCCGCCATGTATTACTTGGTCGGTGAGCTGGTACAGGAATTTCAAGTCGTAGTCGCTGGTGGTTATCATTGGGGGATGTCTACTTTTTGAGTGGGTGGACACAAGCGATCGCATTCAAACTTTTCGAGGGAGAGAGTGCGATCGCTTGATTGGTAAGAGTTAAATATCGAACAGAGTCAACTGGTTCTCGTCAACTTGCCCAACACGTCGGTTCATCTTTTTCTGTAGCTGATGCTGAAAATATTCTTTGGTATTGAGCCGAATAATTTCAGGTAACTGGCTGATGTCTGCACCCTTGAGACTTTTGAAACTCACAATCAAAATCATGAAAGTAGATTCGTTGAGGCAGAGAATATCATCAGCCCAGATGTAATCTCGCCCCTCCAAGAAATCCCGAATGATTGCACCCTTGACTTGTGACTTGTTGACGATGCCAGAATCCTTCCACAGTTTCTCTAGTGTGTAGGGGTAATTCTGCAACGCTTCGCGAGTAGCTTCGAGCGATCGCTCTAAGTGTTCAACGGTATTGATTGGCTTGGGTGAGGACTGGCGTTCACTAAAAACTAGCCGAGCAGAGGATACTCGTAGGTTATGACTGAATTCGCTGTCCATCGTGTAGGCGATATACAAGAGTCCAAAAATATCAGTCACTGGAGACTCTATGTTGGCTTTCTTGCCATCCTTACGAGCTAGTTTCACACTGTGGCTCAAAGCTACGGTGACATCCGGAAACTCTTCAGTAAAACGCTTCCAGGCTTTTCGCTCTCCAGTCTTGCCTAGAATCTCGCGAATAAAATCATAGATCGAATGCTTGTCCCCAGTGCTTCTAATTACTCCATCATTGATAGCTAACTCGATTTCTCCGATGAGCTGATTAATGATGGCTTGATGGAGAGAAATTCCGAAACTGCTCAACTGTCGCTCAAAAACTGCGCTGTTCTGTGTCATGATAATTCTGCTTACTTTCCTTGTATGGGTTGGTAGGTAGCAGCCATCCTGTGTGTGTTCAATTCAGCAGGGTGGCTGCGATGCGTTTCTGGGATTATAGCGAAGACTGGATTTCGATGATTGCCCAGTCTAGATCGTCAAGGTCGTCATACTCCTCACCCAAGTCAATCAGCAGGCGCAGTTGACCTAATTCGTCTTGTACCTCCTCTAGTCGATCAAACTCATCACGAGTTAAGTCTGATGTCATCTGGTGAGAGAAGTGCGGGGACTGGAAGATGAACTCAAGTAGTTCTTTCACCCTTTCTTTGTTAGCGATTGTCGTGGTTGTCATTGGTGCGGTTCCTATGTGTAGTGGTTTGCGGTTGTGTGGGATTGGTTTTTTGGAGATTACTGATTCTCGTGCCAATAGTCGGTTAGCCAGACTTCAAACTTTAAGCCTTGATACTCCACAATTACCGTGCCTGGTTCTGAGGGTATGCCCGTCGAGGATACATCTACCGCGAACCATTCATCATTGTGGTGCTGGGCTGCGTGGGCGGCTGCGTTATCGAGAAGATTTTCGGTAACTTGGATTTGTGACATGATGGTTTTGCTCCTATGTTTGTTGTGATTCGTGGGAGTGGTGATCACTGCTGTAATGAAGTCAAGTAGCAGGGCGATCGCTTTTGGGTGGTGGGTTAAGCCGCTATTGTCGCTTGATAAAGTTCGTCACAGACGCAGCGACCCCAGATGCTAACCGCTTCGTCACGAGTCAGTAGATAAGTAGAAGCTACTACATCAGAGAGGAGCTTGCGTTCTGCCTTCTCTAGCATTGTGACTTGGTACAGATTGACAGCTACACGCTTAATTGACTTAATCTCTCAGCGCTTGACCGCTAGCCGACTTGCGGTTAGCTTTAGCAATCTCAAGGACTCGCTTGGCTACAAAACGCCCTCCTTTGGCAGTGACAACGAAAATCACACTTGCCCACTCTTTAACTCGGATGATTAAATCAGCTTCTATTTCGAGGTGGACTGCAACTGCGGCTGTTAGGTCGGTCTGGTTTAGTGCGTTCATTGGTCGGGTTCCTTCGCTTGTCTCACTAAATCTATGATATGCTAATCTCATC